ACCGAGCTTCGTAGCCGCATGAGCACAGAAGAGTTGTATGGCTGGAGCGCGTATTGCAGCCTTAAGTCAGAACTAGAACAGAAGGAGATGGACCGCGCACGTGAAGCGGCCCAGTATCGCCGCGTGCGCTAACGTGGGAACAATGTTCTAGGTATGGTCGTGGCCGGAGCTGAGTACGAAGTAAATATATCCCTAAACACTAAAACTATTGATGGACAACTCAAAGGGCTAGAAACACGCATCAACAAGATGCGTCGCAGCATTAACGGACCTCTTAGTGCTTTACAACGTCAAGCAACTCTAGAAGACCGAATAAAAGCAACTCGCGTTATATCGTTTCGCCTAGGAACGCAGTTAAACGCGTTGGAAGAAAAAGGCGTAAACGTTGCCAAAATGCGTAAGCAGATAAAGGCAGCAACAACAAATATAGAGAAAAAAGAACTAGAGACAGCACGAGCTAGAAATAAAATTGTAGGCGATTTTATTAAACAAGAAGAGCGTGCATTTAAAACTGGTCAGAAAAACCAGCGCATGCAAGCAGAAAACATTGATGCTATGCAACGCGCTCGAGATGTGCAATCTCGTTTTAGAGCGCAGCTAAACCAGCTGGAGTCACAAGGTGTAAATGTACGAAAACAACGGAACCAGCTAGGTAAGCTAAGTACCGCTCAAGCAAAGGGCGAGTTTGGTGTTTTCAAACAAATTACTGCGATTCTTAAAAACAGCATTCGCAACGAACAATCAAAGCTGTCCATACAAAAACGGCAGACAACGGAATTAGAAAAACAAGCAAGATTAAAAGCCCAAGAACTAGCTGGTGCCCCGATGCGGTTCCCCAGCGGCGATATTGTTAGACGCCGAAGCGTAGTTGGTCCGTTCTTACCGCCAGTAGCAGGACCAGCAGCAGGGCCGTCATCTCCTGTAGGAGCTGGGACGGCAAAAAGAGTCGCGGCAACTTTAGCCAAACAAACAGCATCTGTTCAGAGAAGCGCTTTAAATCTCATGCGCTTGGCCGGTAGGGCCGGAAGACTTGTAGGCAGGACAGCACGACTAATTGACAGCTCCAACTTGCGTCAAGCAAATGCTTCAGCTTTGCCAAGCTCTGAAATGCTTGCTGCAAGAGCGAAAAAGACCGGGCAGGACATAGTTCAACTAAAAACAAAAGAAGCTCGCATTGAGGAGCGAATTGCTCAAGCTAGAGGACGCTCTGCTCAACGGAGTGCAGATGTACGTCGGGAAACGGAAAAGACAATTCCGGCATTACGAGCTGCTAGAAGGGCGATGCCTTTTGACGACAGCTTCGGACCTCAACTCCCAAGTCGAACCTCTGCTCCACTAACAGGTTTGTTAGGTGGCTTCGGTGGTAGAAAGTTTGGAGGCTTTAACGGCAAACGCGCTGGAGACATTGCCCTTGGCGCTGGCTTCCCGCTCTTGTTTGGTGGCGGCCCAGGGGCTGTTCTTGGCGGTGCTCTTGGCGGGGCGACCGGAGGCGGCCTTGCTGCACAAATTGCTTTAAGTGCAATCGGCCAGCAGATTGACGCATTGGTTGCTCAAATTGGCAATGTAGGTTCTGCTTTTAACGAGCTAACGCTAAATATCGACACGGTTGCTTCGTCCACAGGTGTTGCAAACACCGAAACGCAAGCGCAGCTTGAAAAAATCGAGCAGTACGGTTCAGCCGCACAAGCTGCTCAGTTAGCTACAGAACTTCTTGCATCTAGAGTCGGCGGTCCAGGCAGAAACGCGCTTAAAAAGTTTGGTGAAGATGCCGTAACCCTGGGCAACAACCTAAACATTATTTTCACGCAAGTTTTGGCAGCTATCGCCAAGCTCGCTGGTCCGCTACTTGAAAAACTTGCACGAATGGCGGGCGACACGGCTGCTCGCGGAGCCTTTGACAGAGCAACGGGGCTTACTGGGGTAGAGGCCGCTGTTCAAAAGTTCAGGACATCCAGGCAAACTATTCAAAACGCAAGAAACCTGCGAAAGGACTTAAGAGCCGCAGGTTTTACTGGAGAGCTTCCTTTAGCAAGCACAAGGTCTGCAAAGCAGTTCACCAAAGATTTTGCACTTGAGGCCGGTCAAAAACTACTTAAAGGGCCTGAGATTAAGATTCAAGAAATTGCTGCAGGCATACAGACCCCCGAACAAGAGAGTGCCGCGACAAAAGCTGCCAACCTCATTGCAGCCAGCCAACGGCGTATTCAAAACCTCGAGGCAGAGGCACAAAAAGCAAAAGAAATATCAGCTATTCGTGGGCGTATCGCAGCTGCTGAGGAGGCAGGCGATAAGCAGCTGGTGGAGCGTCTTCGGGGAGAAGAAAAAGCTGCAGAAATTGTCCGCAAGAAAGCCCGTCTACTGTCTCGTATTCCAAAAGACCTCGACGAGCAACAACGGCTTGCAGAAGAGCTTGCTATCTCAGACACCATCCGTGCTGAGCAACTAGCTAATCAGGAAGCTACGCAACGCCGCATCGCCAAAGTCATTCGCGACGAGCAACTAGAGGCGATCAAAGAACAGGAAGAGCTGTACAAACAGCTAGGCGACACCGTCAAAGACGGCCTTGTGGACAGCATCAAAGCTGCTATTGACGACACCCGCACGCTTGGAGAGGCACTGTCCAGCATGCTGCGGCGTCTGGGAGATCAGTTCCTGCAGATGGCTGCAAACATGGCGTTCTATGGAAACGTGCAGGGAACACTTCGCAATGCTCAGGGCCAGCGCACAGGCGGCGGCATTTTCGGCAGCCTGATTGGTGCTCTACTTCCTACGCCTGCTGCACCGTTGCCCACCGATTCGTTTGCTGGTGTACCTAATAACGTTTTAGACAGCGTTTTAGACGGTTTTGCAAACGGTGGACGCCCACCTGTAGGTCGCCCTTCAATCGTTGGAGAACGTGGGCCTGAACTATTTGTGCCACGAACAGCTGGAACGATTATTCCGAACCATGCAATGGGCGGGGCTAATGTAACGGTGAACGTGGATGCTTCTGGTTCGTCTGTTGAGGGCAACGCTGATCAGGCTTCGCAGCTTGGCAAAGCAATCGGCATTGCTGTGCAGCAAGAACTAGTCAAGCAAAAACGTCCTGGCGGTCTCCTCGCAAGCTGATGGCTACTTTCCCGTCAATCACGCCCACCTACGGGGTTCAAAAGCGCAGCGCACCAAACGTCAGAACGGTGCGCTTCGGAGACGGATTTGAAAAACGCCTGAGCTTTGGCCTGAATCAAAATCCCAAGGTTTACAACCTGACGTTTGAGGTGTCAGAGACTGATGCCGACACCATCGAGACATTTTTGGATGCGCGTGCGGATGACAATGCTGCTTTTGACTTCACTCCACCTGGCGAGGCTGCTGGTGCCAAGTTTGTCTGTGAGACATGGAACAAGTCGATTCCGTACTTGAACCGCGCCACAATTCAAGCAACGTTCCGCCAAGTTTTTGAACCGTAATGGCAATAGCAGCTTGGGCAGCCAGCACCGCATTTTCTGTCGGTGACGTTCGTCGTTCTACCGGCGATGAAGGCACTGGTCTGTTCTTTCGTTGCACAACTGCTGGTACGTCAGCCAGCTCAGAACCTGAGTGGCCTAACTCTGCTGGCGACACCGTTACGGATGGGACGTGTGTTTGGACTGCAATTTCTGCAACGTACGGCGATCTTGCGATCTCCAACCCCAGCGCAATTATCGAGCTGTTCCAGCTGAGGTTGGATTCAGCGTTGCACGGCAGCAATGACGTTTACTACTTCCACGCCGGAACGAACGAGTTTGCAGAAAGCAACATCGTTTTTGACTCACAGACGTATTCCCGCGTTCCGATCAAGGCTGATGGCTTTGAGTACAGCAACACTGGAACGCTGCCCCGACCAACGCTGACTGTCAGCAACCTCAGCAGCACCATCACGGCACTGCTCTTGTTGGTCAACGCCACCACTGCTGGCAATGACCTTGGTGGAGCGGAGGTAAGGCGTATCCGCACGCTTGCCAAGTATTTGGACAGCGAAAACTTTGGCGAGCCCAAAAATGCCATAACTCAAGGCAACGATTCTTTGATTACACAAGGTGATGACAGCCTTGAGTTCAACGTGTTTGTCGAGAATGCCACGGCTGATCCCAACGCCCGTTTCCCTGATGAACGCTGGTTTATCGACCGTAAATCCAGCGAAACACGGGACAGCGTGACGTTTGAGCTGGCAAGCAAGTTTGACTTGGCTGGCCAAAAGATTCCGCGTCGTCAGATCATCGCCAACATCTGTCAGTGGAAGTACCGCAGCAGTGAATGCAGCTATACCGGCACTGATTATTACGATGTCAACGGCAACGAGGTCAGCACTGAGGCGCAAGACGTTTGCGGCAAACGGGTTGCCAGCTGCAAGCTGCGGTTTGGCGAAAACGCTGAACTGCCGTTTGGGTCATTCCCTGGAGCGGGTCTGACCAAGTGATGCGTTTGTCGCCAGCCATGAAGGCTGAGATTTTGGAGCACGCAAAAGCTGAAACACCACGCGAGTGCTGCGGCTTGGTTGCTGTTGTTAAAGGACGGCGCAAGTATTTTCCGTGCCAGAACATTGCCGAAACACCAGACGAGCACTTTGTTCTCAGCGGCTGGAACGATGTAGAAGATCAAGGCGAGGTGATCGCCATCGTTCACAGTCACCCGAAAACTAACCCTGAGCCATCAACGGCTGATCGCGTGGCGTGCGAGAAGTCAGAGTTGGCGTGGTTCATCGTCAATCCAAACACTGAAGGCTGGGGCTACTGCGAGCCAGCTGGCTTTCAGCTGCCGTATGTGGGGCGTGAGTTTGTGTTTGGCGTTGTGGACTGCTACACCCTTGTCCGTGATTGGTACGCAAGGGAGTACGGCATCCAGCTGCGGGACTATGACCGGCGCGACAAGTTTTGGGATCGCGGAGAAAACTTGTATATGGACAACTTTGCTGCCGAGGGGTTCAGCAAGATCCCGCTTGAAGAGGTGCAGCGCGGTGATTTGTTTTTGATGAATCTGGTTTCACCGTTGCCGAACCACGCAGCTATTTACCTGGGTGATCAGCAGGTGTTGCACCATGTGCAGGGCAGGCTGTCTAGCCGTGATGTCTATGGCGGTTACTATGGGAAGAGCACTGCCTGCGCCTTGAGGCATGAAAGTCGTTAAGGTCTATGGCGCTTTGCGTAAACGGCTTGGTCAATGCCGGTTTGAGTTTGATGTAGCAACACCAGCGCAGGCGATCAAGGCGTTGTGCGTCAACTTTCCAGGGCTAGATAAGTGGCTGATTGATAGCGAAAAAGACGGCGTTGGTTATCGCGTAGCTGTAAGCAAGGAAAAAGTAACTGAAGAAAACGTTGCTCCTTTGTTGATGCCCTTTAGTGACAAAGAAGTTTTTAGCATCACGCCTGTAGTTGCTGGTGCGGGCCGAGGAGCTGGTCAAATCTTGGCAGGACTTGCATTAGTAACTGCTGCCGTAGTTCTTGCTCCGGTTTCAGGAGGCACCAGTGCTGGTTTTCTAGGGGCCACGGGCAGCGGATTTTTGAGCGCATCAGCATCCTCTGCTATTGGCAGCATTGGTCTTTCTTTGGCTTTAAGCGGCATAGCTGCGGCCATTTCACCGCAGCCAACATTAGACACCACACTTGACGAGTCGGTGCAGCTGGAGTCCTTTACCTTCTCCAATGTCGTCAACACCAGTCGTCAGGGGAT